GCCTTGAGCGCCTTGTCGCGCCAGCGCCGGAGATCCTCTCCGACCGCCTTCTCGTCCGTGGGCTCGGCGTTCGGATCGTCTTCCGGGTTCAGTCCCGTCTGAGAGGACCGCTGCGGCAGCTTGGTGGCGGCAGCCACCTCGAGCGGAGTGCCGTCGCGATTGAGGCCGGCGTTCATCTTGGAGACCGCGTCGATGTCCTCGAGGAGGATCGGCCCCTGGCGGGTGATCACGATCAGCTTGTTCGCGTTGTCCTCCGGGCTCGGCGCCAGGCCCTGCTCGGTGCGGAGCTCGTTCGCGGTCTTCTGGGCAGTGCCGAATTCGATCTGGAACTGCTGAGCCTTCTTGAGCGCGTCCTCGATCTCGTCGAAGACGAACTTGAAGCGCAGGTCCGGCGAGCGCAGCCAGGTCGCCAGGACCTCGTTCAGGATCACCTCTACCCAGCTGGTCAGCGGCCGCAGCGACTTCCGGTAGAGAACGTTCTCCTGCTGCTCTGACCAGCCGGTGCCGCCGAGGCCCGACTTCGGATCGAGGCCCAGCTCGGTGGGCGTCACGTCGAAGCCGATGCAGGTGATCTTCGCCAGCCACTCGTCGAAGGCCACGACCCCCGCACCGTCGCCGACCACCGGGCGGATCGGGGTGAACGGGCCCGGGGTGGCCTTCACCCGCTGCTTCCAGGCAATGTCGCCGGCGAGCAGTGAGTTCCAGCCCTCCTCGAACTCGCGGATCATCGGCGCCGTCCACTCCTCCGGCACCTCGATGTAGCCGGCAGGGACCGTGCCCTCGGTGAAGTAGGCGGTCCAGTACTGCTGGCGCTTCAGGGCCAGGTTGACGTTGACGATGATCTGCTCGAGGTTCGAGAAGCCGTAGGGGGTGTCCGAGGTCGGGTTGTAGACCTCGTAGTAGAGCTCCTCGCCGGTGAAGTACGGCTTCAGGAAGACATCGGGATCCGCCATCGGCGCCGCCGGCAGGTCCTGGGCCGCGATGTCGGAGACCATCTCCGAACGCGGAACGCCGTACAGGATCTGCTGGTAGGCCGGCAGCGGCGGCATCGGCCGGGCGCCGCGGATGTCGAGGAGCGGCTTGATCGTGCTGCCGTCGAGGATCTCGAGCGCGAAGAGGTCCGAGCCCACCGGGCCGCGGCCGGGCAACCATGTCGGATGCGGGTAGACCGCCAGGGCGTCGATCACGAAGACCTCCTCGAGGAGGGTCTTGATCCAGCCGTCCCAGCGCCGCCCGTTGATGCGGTCCGGATACTCGAAGAAGTTGGTGAGCGCGGTGAGCCGCTCGGGCTCGATCTCCTTCTTCGGGTCCCGGGCGACGACCTCCCAGCGCATCTGGGCGATCTCCTGGCGCCGGATCTCGATGCAACGCCGGGCGATGTCGTAGACCTTGGCCAGCATCCGGAGCGTCCGGAAGTCGACGAGCTTGGTGGCGCCGGGGGTGACCGTGAGGTTGGTCCCGACCGGGTACTGCCAGCGCCGCGGGATGGTGACGCCGCCGCGCCCGGTCGGATCCAGGGGCTGCGTAGGCAGCGGCTGTCCAGGACCCATCTGCCCGACCCAGCGGCTGGTATCGCCCATCTGCGTACCACCGACGAGCAGCTGAGCCTGGCTGGTCAGGTCGCGCGCCGGCGCTCCCGGGTTGTAATTGGCGAGCGCCTTGCGGTACTCGGCGGCGAGGGTCACGTCTTTCGGGTCCTCCTCGGCTTGGCTGCCGCAGCCTCGGGCGTCGTCTCGTCCATCGCGTCCTGGAGCGCCTTGAAGAGCTCAGGGCGCTCGAAGTACCTGGTCCTCTCGACGCGGGTCCGCGCCCGGCGCTTCCCGTCGACGATCCCGAACTCGACCCGAACCTCGCGCTCGGCCACGAAGGGGCAGACCTCGAGGAAGGGATGGGGCAGGCCGCAGACGCCGCAGCGCTGCCGCTCGCGCTGCCGGTCCTCGAGCGTCGGCGGCTTGCCTTCTTCGTTCACCTGGGTTTCTGCTGCTCCTTCATCTCGGCGGTCAGCTCGTTGACGTAGTCCAGGAAGCCCGACTTGGCCGGCCGGCGCCCCAGGGCTCGGTCGAACGCGATCACGCAGGCGATCGCCAGGTCGATCTTCCGGCTCGAGCTCTTGGTCTCCTTCGCGATCCGGGACCCGCGCTGGCTGACCTTGACCACGCAGTTCGCGACGTGCCGGGCCAGGCGGCGGTCCCCGCTCTGGGTCAGCGTCCGGTTGACGACCGCCTCGTAGAAGCGCTGCGTGGCCGGCACCATCCGCTCTGGCGACTGCGGGTACTCGAGGATCGGGAGCCCCTCGTCGGCGAGGACCTCGTAGGTCCGGGCCCAGCGAGCCGGGTCGCAGACGATCTCCAGCACCTTCCATCGCCGGCAGGCAGCGCGCACGGCCTCTTCGACTTCCAAGATGGGGACCCGCCAGCTCTCCGGCGCCGCCGGCGGCCGCTCCCAAGCGGCGGCCACGTCGAGGTGTGGCTTCTCGCCGATCTCGACCACGCTCAGCGCCGTGGAGTCGTTGTCGAAGGACCCATCGAAGCCGAGGATCACCTCGGCGCCGTCCTCGATCGCCCGGGGTTCCGCGCAGGTCTCCCAGGCGCCGGTCGGCAGCCACGCCCTATGCGTCGCCACCCATTGGTTGCAGCGCTTCGTGCGGAATTCCGCTTCCGGCGTCGTCAGAACCGAGGTCGAAAAGTCCTCGGCGGCGACCAGGTCGTCGTACCCAGGGTTGGCTTCTCGCCAGGTCGATGGGTCCAGGTGGCTGGCCTCTGGCATTCCCGGCTCCCACCAAGCGAAGAAGAAGCTGGGATCCTCGACCTCGCCGCTGACAACGCGACGCCCGTGCTGGTAAAGCTCGTAGCAGAGAGAGTCGAACCCGGTCGAGTCGGTTCGCACGCCTGCCGTCGTGATCCCCAAGATCAGAGGCTCTCTCCGGGCGCCGCCCGCGAGTGCCATGACGTCCCACAATTCGCGGTCGATCACGTGGACCTCGTCCACGAGTGCCAGGGTGGGCGATAGGCCTTCCTTCAGGGGCGCATCGCTGGAAACGACTCGCCACACCGACCCGCTCTCGGGAAACTCGATCGCGTCCCGGTAGAGCCGCAGCCGATCTGACAGCTCGGGGTCGAGCTCCACCATCCGGCGCGCCGTCCCGAACGTGATCCTTGCCTGTTCGCGATCGCCGGCGAGCGAATAGACCTCTCCGCCGTCGGGGCCAGCCACCAACGCCCACAGGGCGAGACCAGTCAGCAGCGAGCTCTTGCCGTTTTTGCGCCCCATTCCGATCAGGGCCCGCCGATGACGCAGGCGGCCGCCTTCGCGTTCGACAAGCAAGGCCTGGATGAGCGCCTTCTGCCATTGCCGTAGGCGCATGGGTTCGCCAACGCGACCGCCGATGGAATCTTTCGCTACTCGACAGTAGGTTTCGATAAACTGAATGGCGTCATCGCCGCGGGTCTGTGACCCTTTGGTCGAACTCAACGTCACCCACCGAGGAGGCCAAGCCGTGTGCAACGTCGAGGGTTGTGATCGCGCGGATGAAACTCGCGGCATGTGCCAGGCTCACTACCTCCGATGGCGCAAGCACGGCTCTCCGCTTGCTGCTGTTCCGGTCAAGCCGCGCGTGCCCATCGATGGCGACTGTCTCGTCGCCGCCTGCCACCATCCGCGATTCGCTCGCGGCTACTGCAGCGCCCACTACAACCGCGTCCTCCGGTATGGCGATCCGCTGGCGGGCAGCGCGCCCCGAGAATTTCACCCCGGATCGCCATGCCACGTCGATGCCTGCGAACGGCCCAGCCGGATCAAGGGCTATTGCTCGAAGCACTACGCTCGCCTGCGCCGCCATGGCGATCCGCTCGTCGGGGAGCGTCGCCCGGGACGGGGGATCGTTCAGCACGGATATCGCCTGATCCATAAGCCCGCGCACACGAACGCGAGTAAGCACGGATGGATCCCCGAACATCGACTGGTAATGGCCGAGCTGCTCAGCCGACCACTGCTGCCGACAGAACACGTCCACCACCGCAACGGCGACAAGCTCGACAACCGACCGGACAACCTG